TGAGCAGTTTGTCTGCGTCGGGTAGTTCGCCGGCGAGCAGGGTGGACCACGCCATCAGCGCCTCCTTCGAATGTTCACAGGGCCACCGCCGGCGGCCGCCAGATCTGCACCTGTGATCCGGCGGGTAGCGACTTGACGACTGCGTTGACGGAGCGGGTGACGGTGAATGTCTGGGTGAGGCTGGTGCCGGTGATGTCGGTGCAGGTCATGCGTTCCCCGGCGATGATGATGGCGATGGGGAACTGGGTCGGGTATGCGGCTGTGTCGATCCAGCGGACGGTGGTGCTGGTGATGGACAGGCTGGTGTCGTTGTCGTCGTACAGGGCGTCGGTGACGGATGCGCCGGCGGGGATGCGGGACCGGTTGTCGGCACCGTTTTGGACTTGGTACACCTCGTACACCGACTCTGGGGAGCAGTTGAGTTGGGCGGTCCACTGTTTGGAGTTCCACCGCTCCGTGTGCCCTTCGATGATTAGGTCGGGGTCGTCGGGCGTCATTTGGTCGAGCGGGTTGGCCAGGGTGGTGCGGGCGCCGTATGGGAGTGCGCACCAGGTGTCGATGAGGTCGGGGTCGTGGGCGAGGTTGATGCCGAGGTCGGGCCAGCGGTCTTCGTCGACGGTGCCGGTGTGGACGCGCCAGTTCGCCTGGTCTGGTAGCTGGTCGTCGGTTTCCAGGTTGAGGGTGACGGCGTCGTCGTAGACGCCGGGTCCGGTGGTGCCGGTGCCCATTTCGCCCGACTTTTCTTCGGCTGTGGATTCGGATCCGTTGGTGCGGCTGACGGTCCACCGGTTGCGGGTGCGCTGGTCGTCATCGGCGACGTCTGGGAGCTCGGCGAGTTGGTATTGGCCAATGTCGAGGGCGAGGCCGACTGGCTGGTTGTAGTACTCGGCGAGCGACTTGTAGGCCAGGCCCCAGCGTTTCTCGTACAGTGCGCCGCCGTCGGCCGACTCACACTCACGCAGCAGGTTGATGAACTTGTCGGGCGTTTGCGGTCCCATCGCTGCCGACGTCGCCGCCGACGTCGCGAACAGGACGCCCTCTTCGTTGGAAAGACGAACCATGCGATCGTGGGCCATCTCGCCGGCATACGCCAGCATGGCGTCGGAATGGTCCTCAGTCATCTCATAGTCGTAGATCGCCACCTGGATCACAGAGCCAGCGATGCTGGTACCGAGGATGTCCGAGTTGAGTTCGACGCCAGATATTTGACCCAGGGTCATGGCGGTTGCGAGGCCGGACGTTTCAACGCCGTCGAGCCAAAGCGTTGCCGAAACGCTGCCGGCCACTTCCGCGACGACGATCCGGTAGTGGTGCCACTGTCCGTCGTAGTCGGTAATCAGCGAGAAGTACCCGAAGTTGTCGACCAGCACGTACGGTGTGCCTCCAGCAAACTGGCTGGCGGTGACGCCATCGATTTGGGTGTACACCCAGAAGTACGGATACAGCCCGCCGGTCATCCTGAATGCGATGGGGATGTCCGCCGGGGCCAGTGCGCACTTGGCGAGAAACTCGATGGTGTAGACCGTCGTCGTCGTTGAGGTCGGAACCGGCGCGAACAGTCGGCCATCGCTCGTAAGGTCGGGCGCGGCAACCGAGCCAGCCGGCGGAGTGCTGCCAGCCCATGTGACGGTGCCCGAAACCACGCTGAACGCGGCACCTGACGATAGGCCGGACGCGCCCGAGGTGGCGTCGGAGCCCTCTTCGAGGGGCCAGTAGGCAAGCGGGCCGGAGCCGAGGACCGCCCTGCGCATGGCCGATTTGAGCACCGAGCCCGCCGCCAGCCTTCGCAGCACGCCCGCGCACTGGACCGTCACCGTCGAATCGTTGGCCGACTTGTCCGTCCACCGCTTCGGCCACTCATTGACGTACATCTCCAGACGCGTCTTCTCGCCCGACCCGGCATCGACCGTGACCCAGATCGGCGTGTTCTTGCTCAACAGCCCGTAGTACGGGCCTGACGGGTTACGGCGCGTGAACCGGCCGTCCCGATTGCCCAACTTCAGCTTGCCCTGACCTGTCGCCACCGTCGACGACTCGTCACGCCGACCCACCGTCAACGAGACGCCCAGATCCCACCGCACATACGAGGTGATGTCCGCCCACTGCCAGGTGAGCGGATCCGCCGACAGATCAGCGCCCAGGGCGAGTTGCGCCCGCGAGACGAGCGCGGTCGTCGGGAACGTGACCGTCGGTGGTGTCCCGCCCCACACCGCCGGCATCGGCGGACGACCGCGACGGTGCGCCAGACGACGACGCACCCAAGGCGCAATCACCACCATCTACTCACAGAATTCTACCCAGCACCGCATGTCCACAGCCGTCGTCGGCGTCGTCGCCCGAACCCGGAAGAAGCTCGACACCGCCACAATCGGCCCGTCCCAGTTGTCCCACCGCTTCACGTACTTCATGAACGGTGCCGCCTCCGCCGACACGCTCGACATGGTCACCTCGTCGAACATGCGCGTCACCGTGATCGACCCCTCGGCCGAGCCCGTGAAGCCGGTGTTCGACACCCCGAGCGTCAACAGCGACGCCGGCATGCCGGGATCCAACGGCTGCACACCACTCGCGCCGTGCGCCGTCACCGTCGCCGCGACATCGGTCTGCAACAGCTCGAAGATGCTGTCGGCGCCGGGCGGCTCCTCAACCGAATAGCCCCAACCAAGAATCATCACCCTGCGCGTAGCCGGCGTTGACCCCTGCAGCATCGTCTTGATCGCCGTCCCGGTCGTGACAGTCGCGACCGCTGCCGTGGTCGCCATGGCCGAGTTGTACATGCGGTACCGGTGAAGCATGGCGAGTCTCCTCAATGGACAGACGAAAACGCCGCCCACATAGGGACGGCGACGAAAAACGGGATTGTTTCGGGGCGCGCTACGTGGACGGGATGCCGATGACCTCGGATCCGTCGATGCGAACCTTGTAGCGCAGCATCTTGCACAGCGACTCGACCAGATCCCGGTCCCGGCCGGCAATCGACGGGTCAAGGCTGATCATCAACTCCAGCCGCCCACCGCCGCCGGACATCATGGCCATCGAGTCGGGGTTGGAATGCACCATCGACCCGGGGGCCAGATCCACCAACTCGGGGCCGTGCTCGCCGACCAGGGTGCGGTTGCCGCGCGGTCCGCCGGCTGCGGCAGCACCACGGATACCGCCGTGGGCGAACTCCTGAGCCCCGCCACCCCAGGTCTTGTTCTGCTCCACGTTCATTCGCACCGTGACGGTCTTCGACTGGATCTGATCCAACGCCGTCTTCAGATCGATGAGGGTCTTGACGTACCGGTCGGCCTCAGCGCGGGAGAAGCCCATAGCTACCAGCTGGTCGACCAGCTGTTCCCGTAGACCATCAGTGGACTGGCCCGTCTTCTGGGCCTGCACCATCAGCTCTTCATACTTGCGGACCAGATCCCGGACCGATTCGGCGTTGTCCCGGCCGGCCTGCGTGTTGCGGTCCAGGGTGCCGGCGCCTTCGACCTCGTCCTCGATCTGCTGCTCGATCTGTTTGTTCAGCCGGGCCACCGCGTCGGCGGCGGCGTCCTGCGCCTCTTCAAACCCGAACGTCTTCTTGAACGTCTCGTCGAACTGCTTCTCCAGTTCGTCGAGCGACTTGGTGGCCTCCTCGGCCGCCGCCGCAACCCCAGTCGTCGACTTGCCTGCCGCCGCCATCGCCGCCGCATACTGCGGCAGCCCAGACTTGAGATCGTCAATAGAAATCCCGGCAGCGGCAGCGCGCTTGGCCAGGAACTCGAACGCGGCCGCCGCCTCCTCGCCACGGCCCCTGCCCACCAACTGTGCCAACGCGGCGTCAACACCCTCGATGCGCGCACGCATGTTGGTCAATGACCCGCCGCTGAGGCTGTCGAAGTCGGCAATCGAGTTGAAGAAGTCGGAGATGCCCCGCGCGGCCTTGTCCTTCGCCCCCGACCCCAGGGCGTGGAAGTCCTTGTCCAACTGCCCGAGGTCGTCGCCGAACAGGCGGGTGATCTCACCGGACGCGGCCTGCTGCTTGCTCAGATCGATCAGCGACTTGGCCAGTCCGTCGACCTGCGGCGTCACGTCATCGCCGATGGCCGCACCTAACGCGGCAGTCGCGATCTGCAACCCGGCGAACACGACCGCGCCTTTACCGACGGCCGTGGCCAGACGCCCGGCGCCGCGGGTCACCGCAGACTCGCTCAACGCCATCTCGTCCAACGCCTGCTTGGTCGCCATCACCCGCGGCGCGAACACCAACAGACCAGCCCCGGCGATCAACACCGCCGCACCGGCCGCAGCCACCGGCCCGGGGATCGAGCCTATCGACTCGGCTAGACGGCCCGACACGTCCGCCGCCTTGGCCATCACCGGCAGGAACATGGCGCCGATCTTGGCCTGCGCGTCCTCGAACGAACCCGTCGCGCGTCGCTGCGCATTGGCCAACGAGTCCGCCGTGTCGGTGAAGTCCCCTTCCGTCGACGCCGTCTGCTCGTAGATCACGTTCAGCCGGGCCATGGCCTTTTCCTGCGCCGTCAACGCCATCGTTGACTCTTTGCCCGAATCGGCCAACGCGCGGGCCTCCACCGCCGCCGCCGACAGGCCAACACCGAACCGCTCCAACGGATCTGCCTCGCCGCGCAGACCAGCCTGAATGGCGGCCAACACCTGCGACACGTCGGTGTCGAACACCGACCCCATGTCGGCGGCCCGCTTCGTCAACTTGATCGTCTGCTCGCTGACCTCAGCCATGGACAAGCCGGCGTTCTTGAGCATCGCCCCCAGCGGCACAGCCATCTGGTTGAACGCCCGGTTCGACAGACCCGCCGTCTGGGAGCTGGTCTCGCCGAACGCCTTGATCTGCGCCGACGCCGACCCGAACGTCTTCTCAACCGCGTTGATGGACTCGCCCAGAGCAGACGCCGCTTTGATCGTCGACTGCGACAACGCCATGATCTTCTGCGCGCCCTCGCGGATGAAGTCCGCAGCGAGGATGCCGCCCGCGATCGTGCCCACATTGCCCAGCACCGACCCGAGGCCGCGGGCCTTCTTCTCCGCCGACTCCAACGCCGCACCGGCCGAGGCCGGGCCGCCGTCGACGGACTTCGCCAACTTGCCCGCACCCGCCGCGGCCGCGTTGAACCCGGGGGCGGTCTGGTCCTTCGCGACAACACGGATCTCAACAACGTTGGGGCTGGTCATCCACCGCCCCCGCCACACTCAACGCAGAGACGAATGAACGCCGCCGGCCCGGCTCTGACGGGCTGTGCGTGCACCCCGCCAAACGGGGCCGCAGCGGCAGACAACTGCTAGATCAGACGGGCAGCGGCTCCATCGGCAGCGACGCCTCCAACTCGGCCACCTGGTCCCGAACCGGCTGGCCTCCCAACGCCTCGGCCACCGCATCCAACCACGCCTCGACGACCGCATTCACCAAGCCCGGTTCCTGCGTCTCGACACCGTCCAACGTGGACGGCACCGGCACGCCGGCCGGCTCCTCAAGGTTCCACTCCACCAACACCGCGGCGAACGAGGCGTACAGGTCGGACAGTGCGGCCAGGTCATCGTCAGCCGGCGGCGTCGAGTAGGGCCGGCTGGCGTAGGAGGCGATCCGCTTGTACACCACCACCGACGACGACCGGCACGTCACTTCGAGGCCGTTGAGGTCGCCCTCGAAGACGAGTTTGAACAGCTTGCGGTTCGGAGTGAAACCCATCAGATCTCCTCTCGGCCGAAACGGACTTTTACGACCAAGTTGGGACAACACCGTTCGCGAGCACCCCGGGCGCGGTGGCCGTCAGCTCGCCGCCGGCCGGGCGGGTGAGCGCGTAGTCGGTGAACAGCAGCGTCGGCGTCCCCGTCGTCCCCAACGTCACACCACCGACGGTGAGCGTGAACTCGCGCGCCACCGACGTCGACGGCACGGTTCGGAACACGAGATGCGCCCCGGTCGCGTTGAAGATCAGGTTCAGGGTCAGCGACATGTCGGCCAG